AACGTACCAGTCAGCGTCGGGCTTGCACTCAGCACCATATTGCCAGTGCCGGTGACGGCGTTGCTTAGGGTGACGCCGCCGTAGGTTAGTGCGGCGGAGAGCGTCGTCGCCGGAGTAATAGTAACAGTGCCTGTCGAAACGCTGCCGATACCGATTGTTCCAGTACCCTTGGCGTTAAAAGTTAAATTAGTGGCGGAACCAGAGTCTGTCGCTACAACAGCAACCGTTCCGCCGGTAACAGCGCCGGTAACTTTAAGACCTGCGACTTGCGAGCCTGTAGAAGAATCAACGGTGAAAGCGGGATTGGTAGCGCCGTTCAAACCAACAGCTAACGCAGTCGCGGAAGCAGACGTGACGGTATGTGCCGCGCTGGTTAAGGTCGAGGAAAACGCGCCAGCCGCAGCCGTCAACGTCCCCGTCAGTGTCGGGCTGGCCGAGAAGACTAGATTTGTGCTGGTAGTTCCCGTGGCACCGCTAGCAGTGTAGCCGGTTATGTTATTGAACGACGTTATACCCGCCGAAGTAGCATTGGTTCCGCCCAACGCAACCGTAACGGGCGCGGTCAAGCTGAAAGCCGTACCCGTAAGCGTCAGCCCCGTGCCAGCGGTATAAGCCCCCGCGCCAGAGAATTGCGCCCATGTAACCGCCGTGGTGCCTAAAGTTCCGCCTGAATCAATCGTGCAGACCCAACCTGTATCGGCGTAGACGGTGCCCTTTTCGATAAACACGAAAGCAGACCGAAGCTCATCCCAAGTGTCGGCATCCGTCGTGCGCGTCCAAGCACCTGCGGCGCAAAGATAAAGACCGTTGTCCGCAGAAGCGGTCTGGTTCTTAACCAGCACTCGATCTGTGGCGATAAGTACAACACCGTCAACGGTCTGTGTGCCCGATAGCGTAATATTTGCCGTAGTAGCGGCAATACAGGAGGCTTTCGCATCCAGTCCCTGCGCTACCGTGTCTACATAGAGCTTGTTGGCTATGTCCGTGCTGCCAGAAGGGGTGGTAGAAATCGTTCCCGTTGTGGTGGTTAATGCGTTCGTTGTGGTAGTCGTTCCGACCCACAGCGCCTTCTGAGCGCTAATACCGCCAGCCGTAACAATCGAACCGGTCGTGGCTGAAGTAGCGTCAGTCGTTAGGGTAGAAGAGATACCAGCGTCGGCTGTAACGGCACCAACAAGCCTACTAGTCGTTCCGACCCACAGCGCTTTCTGAGTGCTGATACCGCCAGCCGTAACAATCGAACCTGTCGTTGCGCTTGTAGCGTCAGTCGTTAGAGTAGAAGAGACGCCAGCGGCAGCGGTCACGGCCCCCGCGATATTAGCCAAACCACCAACCCAAAGAGCCTTGGTAACGCCCAAACCGCCAGCAGACTGCAAGGCCCCGGTGGTGATGCTGGTCGCATCAGTAGTGGCTGTCGTAATAAGCGCAGAAGTGGATGTTAGCGTCGTAAACGTACCGGCAAGAGGTGTGCTGGTACCGATGATTACGTTGTTGATCTGGTTTCCGCCGCCGGAAACCGTGCCGCTCAGTGTCGAGGCGGCGATTGTCTTGTTAGATAATGTCTCGGTACCGGCCAAGGTAGCTAGCGTGCCGCTCACAACGGGGAGCGTCAGCGAGGTGGTCGCGCCCTGAACCAGCGTCGTATTAAACGCGCCTGTGGTGGCGAAGTTGCCAGCCAGCGCGAGCGTGCCCGTGGTCACGGTGACGGCAGATCCACCCGCGTTAATGACTAGGGCTTTGTTGGCGTTACCAGAAAGGGTCGGCAAAAGCGCAAAGCCCGCCGTAACAAGATCTAGCTCCGCGCGTAATGCGGCGGACGCTCCCGGCGCGCCCGTGATAGGATAGCTTCCATGATTGTAATAGGAATTAGTCATAGCCTATCTCAGCCCCCGACGCGGTGTATAATGGTAAATAAAGCTATTAACCGTAAAGGGGTACATGTAGTCGGTAGTTGAGCTAACAGTCGATTGGATATTTTCAGCGGTGCCAACGACATCAACCTCAGTCGGTGCCAACGTAACCCCGTCCCAAACAAAGGAATCCCAGATAAAAACGTCCCATGCCGGTGCGGCTTGAAAAGACGTACTGTAATTTACTGTGACAGGCTGGTCTATTTCGAGCGAATTATACCCGAGATTGTAGCCAAACGAAATAGCCGCATAGTGGTCGCCCTGCATTTCTAGACTTGCGTGCCGCCATTGCTTATTTAACCGAGGGGCCCCGGCAAAATCATAGGCCAGCGTAAAGAAGGCTTCGATGGGTTCACCGTCAAAAGAAGAGCCTACATCAAGCTGGTAGACATACCCGCCGGTCGCACCCCCAAAATACGAGGCTTCCGCGCCCCCAACCAATTCACCTTCCCAAGCGCAATACACCGCATCTTCAAAATATACCGGGGCCGCACCAAGGTATTTTCCGTTCACTATGGTTAGGTAAAGACCATAACCGTCCGTGAAAAACACTCGGTACTGGTTCTGCTCCCGCGACACGGAGGAAAACGCAACTTTGGTGCGTTTGTCCTCGATGAACGCCTTGATGTTTTGCGTCAAACTTGCAGACGCAAAGTTGCCAAAGTTTAAAGTAGTCTGTAACGAAACAACCCCTCTATCGTCAAACACATAGGTCTCGGACAAATTTTGGGCAGTGTAATCTATTCCTCCAACGCCGTTGCTGAAGGTCACAAAATTCCACGTTGCGGCAGACGTACCGTACAACAGGGACGTGCCGCTGCGTCCGGTAACCGCCAAAGTAGCCGTGTTCTGATTACCCGGCAAAACCAACATATTGGTTACCGTATCGCCGGTAGCGATTTCCCCGCCGCCGTCAACGACAGACCACCGAAAGGGGGTTCCGATACCCGAATAGAAAATGGAACTTTGCACGGACACAAAAAGGAAATTCTTGTGGACCGCTATGTGCTTGGGCGTGTCCGGCGAGACACCAGTCGTAATAGGCGTCAGTGTGGTGCCGTCAAACTCAAACGCGCGGTTTGCCCCGTCGCATCCGTAAAACCGCAAAGACCCTAACTGACCCGAAAAATTACCCGCCGCGAACTCAAACTTTCCGCCGGGAAGGATAGTAATAGCGGTTTGTATACCGCTCAAAGTAACCCCGCAACCGCCTGTTAGAGTGGCCGCTCCGGCCGCAAAATTACCCCCTACGGGGTTGGTAACGATAAACGCGCCCGCTGCGGTTGAACTCGCAAAAGTCCCGCTGCGCGCTACCACACGTTTAACGGTGGCAGTTACACCACCTTGTGTTAGTACGGCTCCGTCGGCCGGTGTGGCGGTCCCTCCGGCGGTAAAAACAACTTCGTTGTAAAACGTGACCTGCGTCCAGCCCGAACCGGACGACTGGTACATATCAACAGCCGTGCCGCCAACATTAGCCCGAAAAGCGTACAGATAATCGACGCCAGAAAATACGGCTCCTACAACACCCAGCACCGCCCCGGAACCCGGTACGGGCGCTATATCCGCCCGGTACACGTCCGCAGCAAGGTTCAGATACTGGGCGTTTTCAAGAACAGTCGCCACTTGGGTTGCTGTAGTCGCGGTGCCAATTGGAGTGGCCCCGACGGACACGGCGTGAGTATCGTCAAACGTCCCGGTAACCTTGGTCACGGCAACAAAATTGGACCCGACCGAAATGATATAGCCCGTCGCCCCGCTCGTCGCTTGGGTTAACGTCTGCCCCACAGTTGGCGTATTTGTGAAAGATACCACCTGCACAAGAACATAAAGGGCATCGCTAGGTTTAGGTTGCCCACTGTAGCGTTCGTAACCGCCCACACGCGAGTAACCCCCCGTAGCGGCGAGAACAAAATTTTGCCCTGTGCGAAAAGCGCCGGGTTTCAACGTGAGTGACGGCGTAGTTAAGTCGTAACCCCCCTGTAAAGTAAATGCACGGTACTTTACGGGGGACATCGTCAGCATAGCGCGCCGCCCCAGATTGTCTCTGGTACCCGGTCTGCGGTCATGCGGCGCATCAGCTTGCCGAACTCAAGCTCGCCTCTCTGGTACACTTCGGGCGCGGCTTCATAAGCGCCGTAGGACATCATAGCCCGATAGATTATGGCCATGTGAAATTGAGCGGGCAGAGCCGGAACATCGGCGTCCAGCGTCATGTTAATCGGCGCGTAAAAATAGTCTCCCGTTATGGTGTACCCCGTTGTCGGCGGCGGGCCGAGGGCTACACCCTTGGTAGGGGAGATAGACATATCGATAGGGCGTGTGGTGGTAGACCGTTGCGAGCCGTACATATAGGAATCGCGCCAAGTGTCGTAATGGATGAAACCCATAAACACTTCGCTGTCGGTTCCTATCGACGTAACGTAGTTACGAAACGTGTCTCGGTCCCAACGGCCAAAGGTCGCGACGCTGACACCTACGGTGCCGGTGCCGGTACCCAACTCATACACCGCTTGAGAGGCAACCGTGGGAAAAGACGCGCTCGCACGCATCCAATCCCAATCCTGATGAGTAGTCTGAATATCGATCCAAGCCGTGTTGACCCAGTCAACAATACGCTTGAGATTACCGGTCTGGCTGACAACCGTAGACGGCCCCGTGCCGGAGATACCACACTCTTGTCGCATCCTCTGGCAAAGTTCGAGAAAAGTCATCCAGCTCTGCGCCGCAATTCAGTGGCCCACTCCGCCCCTTTTGGGTTGCGGTCTTCTAGCACCGAGAACAAAGCCGTCGAAGTCGTAGACCGCTCAATCATATTCTGCGGATCTTCGTTGTCACGCTCGATCACGGTGGTGTTGATAGTGTCTCGCTTGGAGCGAATCAGAACCTCAACGTACTTACGCTTTAGCGTAAGCGGCTGGGAGACAGGCAAATAGCCAAATTCAACCCAATTTCCATTTACCAGAACCTCTGCGCCCTTGCCATTCACCCAGCAAGGAACCCACCGCGAAGCGTATTTCTCCGCAGTGGGCTCTAGCCGAATAGTAACCGGTTCTTCGTTGAACGCTAAAAGGCTCAGATAGTCGAGCGATGTGTCGGGTTCTGCGAAGATAATGTCCGGCTTGTGGTCCTCAATGGAAACAATGCTGTCCTTTTGCTCGATTTTAATATCCCCCATGTGAAGTTCACGGCGGTTTCTACGAACGGGAGGAGTTTCCATTGATATACCTCAGTTGGTTAAGCGATCTGCGGACGATCCGGCAGCGTCGCGATGTTCTTCATGGTAGTGCAAGTAATGCCAGACGCAGTCCAGCTCGTGCTGCCCATAGTGAACGTCGCGCCCGTGGGCGAAACACGCACGATCTGGTACGCCATCGGGCAGAAGTCTTCCGGAAGGGCCGGAAACTGCGGAGCCGCAATGAAAGCGCCGACAGTGGTCGTTACGCCAGCAGCAGTCGCCACGCTTGGCCCCTGACAGACGGCAATCGCGCCCGCAAGAGTGGTGCCCCACACCAAGCAAGCGCAGTTGTTAGACGTGATGGCCGTAAAAGCGACGCCCGTAACCGCGTCCAATGTGGGCGACGCGGTGTTGGTCTGAGCGGCGAGAGTCGTGCCAAACTTTCCGTTAATCGCGAACGCGGTGGTTACGGTGGTCGTGTAAGTGCTGGTCGTACCAGCAACAAACGCGGCGTTAGCAAGGTTGATGGTAAGGCCAACAGGCTGAGTAAAAGTTGCCATAGTATAGTTCCTTCAAATGGGTTGGCAGTTCAGGAATCTGAACGCCTTGGTTCCACTTAGTCTTTAGATTACTACATTCGGGTCGAAAGCGCCGGTCGGGCTAATGTAGACGGTAGTAGCGGTACTCAGTGACGTAGTGTTGCCCACAAACGCGCTGGCGTAGGTCACGGTGATGTAGCCTACGAGAGCTTTTCCGGTCGGAAACTGCGGGAATTTCACGCCCGCAAGTGTCGTTGCTTCAGTCCCCATCGCGCTCGTAACAACACTTGCGCTATCGATAAAGAAGCAGAAGATATTGTAGTAAGCCGCCGTGATAGACCCGGACAAGGCGGGCATATCCGTGCCAGCAGCGATAGCAACAGGCGAACCCGACGCGACGCCTTGAAAGGCTACCGCGCCGATCTTGGGCACCTTGGTACCAGCCGTTGCGGTAATAACAAGCCCGGCAGTAGACGTAGCCACCGAGTTGTAACGATCCGCCAGCGGTGAAGCGACCTGCAAAACCGCGTTACGGTCCTTTTCGGCCGACATGCCCGAAAGGAATTGAGTAACTGTGCTTAACATACTCATGTTGATCTCCAAATGTGGTTGGGCCGGTTTCCCGGCCCCAGTAGGTTAAGACAACGTCTTCGAACCGACGTTACCAACAGCCATCCAGCCCGCATTTTCAATCATAACGGCCTTCCACCAGATCGTACCGGCGTATCCGCGCTGACCAAACGGATCAGACTTGGACTTGGCACCCGGAGGAATGAACGTGGGGTCCATCGACTCCTTGCCACGCAGAGCAATCTGGCTCCAAGCGTCCTGCGCCGTCACGATGAACGGATACACGTCGATGTTGCTTCCGGTCGTCGAATACAGGCCGGTAGCACCAACGGCAGCGCCGCCATCCTGCACAGCGGGAAGATCCGGCGAAGTGATAAAGCGGAAGCGTTCCACCTTACCAATTTCGTTCGGCATCGGGGTGCCCGACGCGTACTTCTCGGCCGGAATAAAGCCAGCGATATCGCGGATATCCGGCTCCAGATCGGTATGGCAATACACCGTGTAGCCTTCAGCGACGGCGTCCGTGCCGAAGTTGCCGGAAGCCGACAGCATCTTATTGACAGGCTTACCGTGGTTGGCCTGCAAGTTCTTGGCGATCTTGCGGACCAGACCCAGCGTAAGGCCACCATTAACGGTCGCAAGGGTGGTGCCCGTGCCGCCGTAATACTGGTTGGTGCTGGCGCGGAGAGCCCCGTAAATGATCATTTCGTTAACGAACGTCATGCGTTCGCCAACCTGCTCGACCATTGCCTTGGGAATGTCATCTTCGTACAGGTCGTAGGTCTTGTCGGTAAAGCCGTACAGGCAGGAATACTGCTGCATGACCACCGTGATATCGACGGGAGTGATGCTTTCCGGAGACGGAGTAACGCCTTCCGAAGTCAGATGAGCCTGCGTAATGGCGGTATCGCGAGCGCCCGTGCCGTTCTGAAAGAAACGGTTCTGGCTGTTCGCGTTGGTGGAGGTCGCACCGTAGGGCAAAAACCGACGGGCAACGTAGGTGTCGCTGCTGTTCTTGGGCATTTTGACCTGACGGCCACCGCGACCAAGGCATTCCAGCGGAACGGCGTGCGAAAGGATTTCGCCCTTAAACTTGTTAATTCGGCCCGGAGTTAGGGCAAAGGTCTGCATAGCCATAGTAAATTCCTTTATCTGCCAGCAAAGCCAGCGTTAAAATCATCATCCGCGTCGGGGGTTTCCGAACGTCGGCCGTCACCTTTAGGCGTTATAGCGTCTCGTATAAGCGTCTGGCGAACGGACGGTTTTGGAATGCTAGACCTAAACTTGTCTATAGAACGGGCGATTACCGAAGCAGAGTTGGTGGCGTTCAGCTTTTGCTGATAATCCACCGGTTGCTTGTTTAACCACTGGCGATAGTCAGTTTTAGAGTCAGGCGTTCCTACTAAATCCCGCCACTGAGGATGTGCGTCCTCAAGGGCTTCTGTTTCCAAAGCAATTACACGAGCATGAACTTTTTCGTCTATGTCTACAGGATTAGCGGGGTTTGTTCGTAAGGTCTGAGCAAATTTCTGGAACGATTTCAACTGCATAGCAGCTAGTTCCGGAAAATCCTCGGCCAGATCAGAAACAACATCGTCCGTTAAATCCACTGCGGGTCCAGTAGCGGTGAGCTGTGTAAGCGTCCGTTCAACTCCGCCAAGTTTTCCAAAAGCCGTATCAAACTGTTTCTGATACGCAGTTCGCATCTCGGAGATGCTATCTGCGTTTGACTGAAACTTTTTGTAGTCGTCTTCGGTTACTTGAACATATTTGGGGCCTGTGTCTTCTACCGGCGCGGGAGGCGTAGGTATCGAATCGTCAAACCCCATTTCGAATTGCAGATCGTCTTTTACAACAGCCTCATCAGCCATTAAGAACTCCATTAGAGACAGACGGCCTATTCGGTGGTCTGTTAGTCTAGTAGCGGAACCGCCCCGTAAGAGAGCAGCGCCTTTACTTCGGTTATCTGACCACGAATAGTCGCAGTTTGCAATGCGTCTAGTGGCCCGTCATTCTTTGCCCGCAAAATAAGCATGCGGGCCTGTAGGTGTTCGTCCAACTTACGCCAGAGGGGGTGGTTTCGCTCCCCGTCGGTTAGAATCATCTCAAGTTCTCCAACTTGTAGATGGTGGTCAGGTAAAGACCGGTCAGACCGTCAACCAAGTTGGCTACAGCATTGGAGCCCATAGCGATAAGCTCGCGGTTAGCCTCTATCCAATCGGCCTCGCCCTTCATCCAGACAAGAAGATCCTTGGGGTCTTCCGCCAGAACAATCTCGGGGTCTGCCAAACCCAACAAACCTTGGTGCGTTTCGACAATGGCGTCGATATGGTTAGGGAGCTTTTCGTAGAACTTATTCAAAGCCTTATGCTCAGAATAGCTAGTTGTGCGCCAATGCGCCCGGTGCGCTATATCCCGCGCGGCAAAAACCCGTCCTATGAGTTCTTGTATCATTGTTCGAATGCCCGCCCGTTAGCCGCGCGCCCCGGCGGTTCGGCCGCTGGCCGAGCTACTTGCTTATTTTTATGCAAATCGACGGCGTGGCTCACTCCGGCTAGCTGCTTCTGCGCCGCCAAGGTCATAGCCGTTTTGGCCAGCATAGCCTTCACATTCTCAAGGCTGATTTGGTGCCGGTTGGCGTACTCAAGCAACGCCAATTCCCGTTTGACCTCTATCTCACGCATCCGCGTTTCGGCGACAATTCGAGTGCGTTCCTGCTCCGATTGAACGTAAACCGTGTCCCGATCCGTATCGACCTTGATCTTCTGCATCGCCACATCACGGTTGGCTTTACCGTCTTGTTGCATCGCAGCAAGTTTGGCTTTGTCCGTATCGGCGCGAATAGTCGCGACCTGTACGGCAGGCGGCGGCGGGGGTGGCTGCTGCGAAAGCTGGGCCAACTCGTCGTCTGTGTACTGTAGCTCGCGGGGGTCCAACCGCTTGGACTTAGCCATCAACTTGAACCACTTCTTGGGGTCCACGCCAAACGCAGGGTCTTTGGCCATCTGGGCCATCTGCATGATGGTTTGGTCCTGAATAGCGCGCTCTACTAGCGCCACGGACCCGTGAGCGTCGATATGAAAATCACCCTTCTCATCTTCTGAAATCGAGGGGTCTAACAGAAGCCATTCGTAATACTGCCGAATGACCGGTTCGGTGATGTAGTCATCGAACGCGTACCCAATACTACGCAGAAGCTGGTTAGCGTTGTTGTTCTGAAGTTGGGCCGCACCAAAAGTATCGGGTGTCGTCTTGCCCGACTGCCCCTGTGTAATCAAAGGGATAGAGGTTGATTCTTCGGCAAGCCTAAAAGCGTACTCAACAATAGACATCAACTGAGGCGTCATGTTCGGTATGACGATTGAGGTAAAGGACTTGCGAACGTCGTCGCTTACCGAGTCAGCCACCTTGTACCAGATCTTGTCCGGCAACAGCGTCCAGCGCCCGTCGCCGGGAACAATTCCGCCTTGGTCAATGATGAACTGACAACCGGCGGATTTACCCGCGTTGTTCAGTAGAGCCCGCGTCGCGGCGTTAACCATGCGCTGGGGCATTCTCACTTGTTCGCTTACGCCTACACCGGCCCAGTGGCCCGGTCGCCGCTGCCAAGGAACCGAATGGTAGGGAAAGGTACCCGAATCAAGCGGGTTGATAGTCGCGCGAATGACTGAGTCGTTGACCAGCGTTACAAGAGCGTACACTTCGGTCTTGTCTACATCGCGTGTAGACCCCGGCCGACAACGCTCCATCTCTTCGCGCTTCAACGAACCGTAATAATACCAAACTTCAAAACGATTTTTACCGGAGTGTTCATCCGGACGGCCGGGATTATCTACACTGATCTTGTTCGGTCCTTCCTTGAGAACCTTGTCAATCTGATCCGACAGATACCCGTCCAGACCCTTCAGCTTTCGTAGCTGACGCGCGGATAGATAATCGCGTTCAAAAATATAGTCGCCGTCCTGAACATTCTCACCGCAAGCAGGGTCTGGGTAGATGTTCCACACATCAACCCATTTAGTGGCGGGCGCAATCCGCTCTGTTATTTGCAGCACGTTCTTTGTCATAGCCATACCCTTAACAAGTCTAGGGTACGGAGCCTTCAGCACGCCCACGCCAACGCGGGCGGCGTCGAAAATAACCTTACGCATTTCCGACGGATACTGGCACTCGACCATCCAGTCGTAGATGCGTTTCTCGGCGGCTTTAGCCTTCGTAGTGGCTAAGTTCATCTTCTCTTCGGCAAGATCTTTTACCGTGAGGGGGCCGTCTGCCTTCTCTAACGGAACGCCGTTATGCACGACTTGGCTTAGATCAGCCTTGCCCTTGATAAGATCCGGTATTGGCGTGGGGGATAGACTGAACGCCTTGTCGTCAATAGGCAGAAGAATCTCGCCCAGCTTTGCCGAACCGGCGTCTACATAGCGCGAGGTTAGCCGAACAAAGACAGAGGACT